CGCTCTCGGTATCCCCATCCTGTGTCATACACGCTGTTCCACGGCACGCCGATAGCGGTGAACGTGCGCGATTCTGCTTCGTTTTCGGTAAACCTGCAGTTCAGGTCAATAGTGGTGGTTTTCATTCCTTGGGTTCTCCTGTTTGGATCGGGCCACGGCCTTCCATTTCGCGCACTTCTTCGACTGTCAAGAATCCTGCGCGCAGGCCGATTTCATGTGCTTCATAGCGTGTCTTGGTATCGGGTCGAAGCACTGCGTCGAGGTTGAAGCGCGCATAGTGCCCACGAGGGAGAAGGCGCGTGAGCGCATCTTCGATAGGGGAGAGATAGCCCATGAGCGTATCGCGCAGAGAGTCAAGCGAAGATTGCTCAATATTCTGATAGGTGAGCGACGCGCCTTCGACAGCTGCAGCGAGCTTATGCGGAGGGATACCGAAGAGCCGCGCAATGCGCGTGGTGTTCCACTTCTGCGACTCAAGCCATTGCAGGTCAGCGGGACTCACGCCTGCGCTTCTCCAATCGAGTCCCTTACCGACCGCAGCTGTCTTTCCTGCGCGCATATTGTTATCCCACCGACGTGACGCTTCTTCTGCTTGCTCCGGGGTTAGCACTTGATCGGTGGTGAGGATGCCAGAGGGGATGCCACCGCGCGTGAATAGGTCATCTGCGTACTTTTGCAGTTTCACCATGCCGGTTAATCCTGCTCGTGCCGCTTGGATCGGGCCTAATCCGAGTTGACGCTCAGGGAGCGTGAGGTACCGAAGGTGCGCGATAGACGTTGATGCGATTTCCTGACCATCGATAGCGTAAACGGCCTTGTAGTTCGCATCCTGAGCGACAGAGACGCGCGCTGAGTCGATCACCTCGATATTGATGACTTTCCCTGCAGGATCGCGCGTGATCTTCCAGAACGCGTTGCCGCTGATCGACAGCTGTGCAACGTTCCTGATGATCCACTCACGCTGAGTCATTTCAAATGTGGGAGCATCAATCAGCTGCGAGTCTACGGGCTTTGCGTCTTTAAAGCAGTCAATCGTGAGTTGTCCAGCGAGAGTCTGCAGGTAGGTGAGGGAGCGAAACACGCTCTCTAAGCCAATGAGCGCATCGATGCCTAAGCTGTCCTCACGCGCGGGCGGGAGCACAGCAGGGGAGAGACTCTGCTGTGCACCGCGCGTACTGATCCCAATTGCTTCGAGCAACTTCATGGAAATCATCGTGTTGCGACTTTTCCACGCTTCTTCGATGCGACGCGCCGAGTGTCGTTATCGAGCGCGTGCGCTGCCTGAGTTCCACCGACGTGACATGACATTTCGTGCGTGCGCGCGTTCTTCCATGCATACGAACGCGAGCGGGAGATATCACCGCGCCATCCGCATGAGCAGATCGGGAGAAACGTACAGTCGGAGCCGTCTACATAAATCTTGTACATGGTTATCCTTGGATGAATAGCTGCAATCCGGTTTGCTGTGTCGCTGCGCTCCATCCAGCGATTGTCAGAGCGCGCAGAGCGTCGATAGGCGTTGCCGTGCGAGTCGGTGAAAATGCTTTCGTACCACCGATTGTTGTGAGTTCAACGGTTTCGAGCCCGGTCGAAACATGATGATTCGTATCGTGGCTGATCTCTCCAGCCGTGGTCTTATCGATGAGCCACTGACACGCTGATGCATATTCACGGCTCGTGAGTGTTTCGACTTCGATGCCACCCGATTTAAGATCATCGACGACGGTGCGCGTAGGGCCTACAGAGTCAGCGACGATGCGCGTATACCCTGCATCATGCAAGCGTGCGAGCATGTTTGCGAGCCAAGATGAGCCGTTATCGGTAGCCACGAGACGCATGTGCACACCATCGGCTGTCTTATACGCTCCGTAGATCGTCGCAGCGCTCCGATCTTCTGCGACATCGAAGGCCAGCGTCACGTCGCCGGGATCATCAGGCATATCAATATCTGCAGATAGCGAGTCCCACACGGCAAGATCAACAATGCTCTGGATGCCTGTACTGTCAGTGAGATTCAGATACGAGCGGAGCCACGTCGAGCGTGATTCATCTTTTCCAACGGTGAGAATCTTTTCGTAGGTCTGCGTATGTCCAATAGCAGGATGGAAGCTCAACGTTTCACGGCTGTAAGGATCGCACGAGGCTTTTTCGGGATCTGCACTCCACTCGAAATAAGCAAGCTCACTGTCTGGATCGCCTACAGCCGCGCGGCCACGCTCGATCAGACCATTCAGATATGCAGATTTCGCAGTGCCCTTCGTCGAGACGATCCACAGCTGCGAGTCGATCACCGTGAGAAACGTCGGTGCAACTGCAGCGGTGAGCGCGGTCCCTGATACTTCATCAAATGCCCAAGCCTCGTCGATCATTACGAGATTGAGGCTGTCACCATGCACAGCGGTGGGAGTGGGAGCAAACGGCTGGATTTTCGATCCAGAGCGCAAATATTCGAGGGACTCCGATCCCTTAGATGCGAGCTTCTTAAACCGCTTGGGATGCTTCTCAACGCGCAGCGCTTCTACGATCTGATCCCATCGCTTTCTAGCATCCTTACCGGTCTGCGCTGTCATCTGGATCAGGTGCGAGCGATACGAGAGCATACGATCAACAGCAACCGCGCGCATCAGCGCGGTTTTTCCTGACTGTCGAGGAACAGAGACTACCACCGTGGGATAACGCCAAGCTCCGGGATTCTTCGGGTCAAGCTCCAGAGCCACATCAGCTACCTGTCGCTGCCACGGCATGAGGGGAGTGCCCATGACGGTAGCTGCGATGTGAGCGACGCGCGCACCATACGTCGGATTAGCTTCATTGCGACGCGTAGCGTAGCGAGCTTCTCCACTCATACGAGAGCTTCCTCTGTGAGGGCCTGCAGCTGCGCATCAAGAGCATCGTAAAACTCATCTTGACCACGATCAGGCTCAGGAAGCGTGTCGATAGATTCCATGAGCAACCGCGCGAGGTGCGCAGTCGCTACGCTCACGCCTTTAGGACCACCGAGCATACCCTTATCGACAGCTGCTGCCATCGAAAGACATGTAGCAGCGGTAGCAAGGTGCTTTCCACGAAGTAGTTTTTGTTCTTCGAGGTCAGTAATCACCTTTTTTACATTTTCTTCGATAGGTCCGACCTGCCTTGGCTGCTCCCAAAGCATCGGGGCCTCGATTTCGTAGTTTTTTTCCTGCATTTCGTGTGCTTTTCACTCGTTTTTGACCGTTTTTACCCGGTTCCGGGGGGGGTAGGGAGGTCCGGGCCTTCCTGTGGGTCAGGGGGGCTTTAAAGAGGGCCTGTTTTGAGGGCTTTTTCAATGGCTGGATCGATGAAACAGCGCCGAGATTTGATAATTGCCTTGGCTCCACGGCTGGAGTTGCAGTGAAAGTGGGATAACCGGAGGTTCTTCAGGTCATCAGTGCCGCCCTTGCTTCGAGGTCGGACATGCTCGACAGTTGCACTCCACTTGCTCGGATATCTCAGCGTCATATCGATGGGCTTGCCACATACATAGCAGCGCGTGCCATACGTAGCAGCTACGAGTAGCTTCAGTTCACCGACCTTCCTGCCACCCCAAGCCATCACATGCCCTCGTCATCAATGAGATTGACCTGCGACAGCACCTGCATCATGCGTGCTCGTGAGGTGTGTAGCTCGGTAGCTATCTGCAGCTGAATTGCACTGCATGAGTAAGGGGATGAAGGCAGCTCATCAATAGCGTCATCGATAGAGTCAATCACTGCTTTGATTGATTCCTTGACCTCGTACCTGCTCATAGCCGTGTCCCCACTCCCGTGAGGTTCACGTGATCCATACGTAGATCAGTCTCGAAGCGTCGCAGCTCGTCATAAGTCATCGCACCGCATACGGCTAGTTCTTCCGCTACAGGATCAGTGTCGATATAATCAAGCCATCGAGAGGACGGCACTCCTGAGTACTTCTTCTGCATGTACGCCTGATAGGTAATCATCATGGGCATCGCTTCATTTGCTTTCTGTGTTACCGCTGTATCCACAGCGGGAGAAACATTCTGTGCATGAGCGTGTGCGCTTGGTGCGCACGCTCTCCTAGATAGAGGGAGGTCTGAAATCATTTCCGCATGGGACTTATCCGCTGAAACGCGCTGAGGTTTTTGCGGGAAAATCACCATGCGATTGAGCTTCTGCAAGCGCTCCTGCGTTTCCTTCCTGCGCTTATTCAGCAGTCGGTCGTAAGCAGGCCGCGCAGCGCGCACGAGAGCGACGAGCGCAGTCTTATTGATTCGCATAAAGCCGGGCTGTGGCTTGCCTTCTGCGATGCCACCGCGATGCCACGTAATGAGTCCCATATCTTCCAGATCGGGAATGCACGCGCGCACGTGACGATCCGTGTAACCGGCTCTATCAGCGAGCTGCATCGTGGTGATCTTGAAGTAACCGGAGAAGTCTTGCCCCTGCGAGCGCGAGACCGACACGAGAGTGTCAAGGATCGCGCGGTGACAACGATGATGAGCACCTGCAAGATCACCCCACCCGGCTTTGCGCAGAGCTGCAAGAATCTTGAATACAGATGCGTGAGCAGTGATGCAACGCGTCATTCTTTTTCGCTCCTGTGAAGCTCAGTACCATACCAAGCAAGAGCAGTTCCGAAAGCCGCGTAATGAGGCCACGTAATGCGATAGCTGTCGAACATAAACGTTGCGATAAGCATTGAGATAAGCATCAGTGCGAAGACAACGAACGAAGCAAAGAGCGGTTTATTAAAGTTTAACAATTACTACACCTCCTTCTTCTTCTTCATTTCCAAAAACGCCAAACCCTTCGTCAAGACTCCTGCGAAGCTGCAGACGAAGATTCAGTAGCGCGCGTTCGGCTTTGTCTGACTCTGCCAGCTTGTCTTTTGCGCTGAGCTGTAGGTCTTCAAGCAGACAATCGACCTTGTAGAGTGCGTGCAGTACATAAATAAGCTGTTGCACCTTGCTTAGCGGGTTCATTTGGATTCCTTTTGTGCGTAGTCCTCGTTGATCGCAGTGGTGAATGTTTGCAAGCTGATCGGCACTCCGATTTGAATTAGTCGGTCAAGATCGTCGAGTGACCAGCGTGTGATGCCTGATAGACGATGCGAAACTGCGGATTGGCAAATACCAAGATCAGCGGCTAGAGCTTTTTGTGATACGTGCTGTTCGTTCATGAACCGCTTGATTAGGCGGTTTATGGAAGTCTGGGAATCAAACATGTTGAAAGACTATCAATAAATCTAATAGGAAGCAATTAGGTTTGCTGATAGCGTGTTCAATGCCATTGCAAGAGTTCAGATTTTCTAATATGATTTGCGCATGGCTACAGCAATTCTTGATCGCCCGCTTGAACAAATCGTTGCCGAAAATATTCGGATAGAATCGGCGCGTCGCGGTTACAGTCAATCGGCACTTGCGCGCGCTATTTCCATGTCGCAACCGGCACTCAATCAGCGTTGGAGAGGCGCGGCGCGCTGGCAGCTCGACGAGCTAGAGGCTATTGCACGCTTGTTCGGTGTTCCGGTTACGTATCTAGTTAGCGACAATGCCCCGTTTGCGCCCCCGACAGGACTCGAACCTGCAACCTCGGGATTGGTCGGTGATAACCAACCTCAGCACAGCAGCGTCGAGACATTTCGCTAACAGTGATCCTGAGTGCGAGCTGATCGCAGCCGCGTAATTATCTGTATATGCAACTCATGACGATGCCGGTCGATTGGGCGGGATTGGCCTCGGAATATGAACGATATCTACTAGCTGCAGGATGCACTCCAAAGACAGTGAAGCTGCGAAGAGGCTGGATTAAGCGATTTGCCCGATGGATCGATTGTGCGCCATTTGAAATCGCGCAGACAGCCGTCATCGAGTGGAGTGCAGCGCAGGAATGGTCTCAATCTACGCGTAGATCAGCAACTCAGTCGGTTAAGGGATTCTACACATGGGCATTATCGTTAGGATATTGCGACGCGATGCCGAAAGTGCCGCGCGTGCGGAAAAGTCCAGCGGCTCCGCATCCTGCAAGCAGTGCTGCTATTGCCGCGTGTCTACAATCACAGGATTACAGAGTGCGCCTAGCGACACGTTTAGCGGTGGAGATAGGACTGCGACGCGCCGAAGTGGCTTGTATCAATGTCGATACTGATCTGATTGACACTACCGACGGCACAGCCTTGATAGTCCACGGGAAGGGCAATAAGCCTCGGATCGTTCCGCTTACAGCTTCGCTTGCAGGTGAACTGCGACAGCACGTGGGGTATGTGTTCCCCGGTCTTGATTCGGGACATATTTCAGCAGCTTGGCTCGGCACTCTCGTCTCCAGAGCGATGCCGAAGGGGGTAACGATGCACTCTCTCCGGCATACGTTTACAACGCGCGCATATCAGGCGACGCGTGACCTCGTCGCACTCCAGAAAGTGCTAGGCCACGCGTCACCTGAGACCACGCTTGTATATCTGCAAATCGCAGACGCGTCGCTAAGGCGCGTCATCGAAGCGGCTGCGTGAGCGCTCCGCTTCAAGAGACGCGATGCGTTTGCGCATTTCGCTGTGACTATCGTGCGCGTGATCGTCGATAGAGTCCACCCTGCGCGTAATCTGCAACAGCTGTGAACTTTGGTGATCGAGCTGATTACCGTGGTCATCAAGTGAGCGCTCGATACGGTCCAGCTGATCTTTAACCGATGATCCATGGTTAGGCTCCAGCTGAACAGCTGTGCGTCGAGCGGCTACGAGAGTAGCGATGCCGGTAATCGTAGCCGCTAGGCCGCCAAAGCCGCCGAGAGCGGTTATCAGCTCAGCTGCTGCGTTCATTATCTGCGCGTGGGGTATGCATGAGAGCAGTCGATGTGCCGAGCACCGACGCTGCGAGAGCAATCCACAGCGGTGCAGTAGCTTGATCGACGATCCCATAAATCGTGAGCAGCGGGACGAGGGCTGTCGTAATGCCGTAGAGCCATGCGCGCAGCTGAGGTGTAAGCCACTTCGCATACTGAGGTGTTTCCATTTACTTCGCACCTGCCTCGATCAGCTTTGCAAGATCGTCGAGACGCGTATTGAGAGCTGAAATGCCTTCGTAAACGCGGCTGAAATTCGTTGCATTCCACGCGGTTTCATCGAGGGGGTTAGTCATCGATCCCGTGGGCTGACCATCTGAGCCCTTTTTTTCGACACCGCCGAGTAGGGCACGCTCGATGCGCTCCACGCGCAGATCAAGATAGGCAAGAATGTCTGCGACGCTAGCATTATGGCCATCGGGACGAGTGATGCGGTCTGTGAGTTGCATTTCGTCAAATTCTCCTTCATTTGCGATTCGGTCGATTTCTGCAAGTTTGTCTGAGTAGTTTCCGGGACAGGCCGTGGGGAAGTGATCGCAGTGACGAGAGAGCGGTAAATATCCGTGTTCAAAGCGGATCGCTGAGACGAGCTTTGCCACTGTGCGCAGGTCATCGTCTGTGCACGCGGGATGGCACTCGATGCCGATTGTGCGCAGATTGTTACCTGAGCAGTGCCATGCACGATCGTTATCGGAGACGATCTGCGTGATACGGCCTGCTGAGACGACATAGTGCGCTGATGTGCGTGCGCTGCGATTGCCGTTGCATAGGAAATCTACGACTCCATCATGCGTCTGATTCCATTCCGGGAGTCCCCACCAATGGATCACGATTCCGGTAGGTGGTCCAGCGGGACGGCCCTCGTCGTAATTAGCGGATTGGTGTACATCGGTTACAGCCCAATTAGGTTCGATGCGTGTCATTGCTGGCCTGCCGTCCACGTGGCATACCCTCGGTACGCTCCGTTATTTTGAATGTCAACATCCCCATAGCACAAGACGCGTACAAGGCCATTGTTAAGGAAAATTGGCATGGGCCAGATTCCGGGGCCGAAGAGGGTTCCGCAGATCACCCATTCACGCGTTGAGGGCACGCGCACGAGGTTATTCACGCGCATCACGTCGATGATCCCACCGGGTCCCATATGGAAGCTCGATCCAGTGCGCACGAGGCTGATGCTCAGATGCGTAGTGCCGTTTACCGTGCGCGCTACACCACCTCCGGGATCATGTCGCCACGCTCCGTCAAAGACAGGGAGCGTTACTGTCTGCTCTGTATAGAGTTCTGAGAAATTCGCGTTGATTTCCTCAGCGCGAACGAGTTCGCCGGGTACAAACTTTTTCATCGCGTCTCCTTATCGGTTTGCTACAAGTGTGAGTGTCGTTTTCCACGTGCGAGGGGTAATAGAGTGGCCGATGCGCGTAATTACCGTGGGATGAGCGTCACCACGCGTTGCGACACTAGCGGAGGTGAGGGGATCGAGGACTGCTGCTGCGTTCATATGATCGAGGCGATTCTTAGGGCCAGAGCGGTGCGAAGGCTCGATAGTGACGCGCGAGGGGACCGGCAATTCAGTTGCACGCCGAAGTAGGCTGCGCGCGGCCTGCTCGACACCTGCTGCCAGAGTCATATCTACAGCTGCATTAGTGCCGTTCCACGCGGTCGAGGCCGTAGGATCGCTGACGACGGTTGTCGCGTCGTCTGCGCGCAGATCACCGTTTTCGATCTTCATGCCGTGGTTAGTCACGGTAATTGAGGCGATTGTTTCGCCTGAGTCCCACTTTGTATCACTAGCGGTGTAGCTCCACCTGCGCGCCTGCAGGTCTGTATCTTCAGCGTCGCTAAGCGTGATAGCCGCGGTGGTCGAGGGCCGCGCAGCGCTGATATTTACGATGTTGTTTCGCGATACCCACCACATGCCACCAACCGAGGCGCAGGCCGCATCGATATGCTTCGCTAGATTGGTTTCCCAAACGGATGGGCACATATCAATGTAGGAAGATGAAGGCGTGGAATATGCGACATCGGGAGCGCTTCGCATGAGCCGCTCGATGCGCCTAACCCACGGCTCAGGCGTATTAGATGCATCCACGCGTGCACCGTGACGCGTGATCTGTGCGAGGCGTGCAACGGCATCAGACGCGGTGAGCGTGACGTTATACGGTGTCGCTGAGCGCGGGGGCTGAAACTCGATTGACTGACTCGTGAGATTGCCGGTAAACACGGGGACTCGATCAGGCCAATACACGAGGCGCACGGGAGCACCGTAGGTCAAGCCGAGTTCGCGAGGGTCGAGGCCACCTGCAGCGCTGATAGTCAAGATTCCTACCTCAGCTGCGAAAATCGGGCCGCGATTCGTTACCCCACGCGTGACGCTCAGAGACGTTACAGGCGCGGTAATATCCTGCCAATCATGAGTGAGATTCTCGCTATAGAAACGCTTCGTATCCCATAGCGCTTCGTTAAACATTGCAGCGCTATGGTGCGGGACACCGTGACTGTATGCGTCACGATTGAATCGAGAGTAATCAAAGCGCGCGCCGAGCGCGCCGATCAGCGGGAAATACGCCTGCAGGCTCAGCACGTGCGCGGGATACGGCTCAGCTGGAATGTGCACGGGGTCGGTAATCGTGAGGTTTTCCAGCTCAGCGCGATTTGCTCCAGCAATCGTGATCTCGAAACTTGCACCACAGGTAAACGTCGCTTCAACGGTTGTGGGTGTGTTCGCAGGGATGAGGTGATAGGTTTCAGCGACGGTAACAGCGCACTTCTTTGCAGATCGCACGAGCGCGCGCACAGTGAGCGTATGACCGATAGGAAGATACTCGATTTTGCACACGGCGGCTGTAGTGATTCCGGTAATCACGGTGCGCGTGCCAAGCGTTTGCACAGTTCCACCGCTCCACTCATCAGCGCGCGGCGGTGCGAGTGTAATCATCGATTCACTCCGTTCAGTCGCATGTACTCGTTGAGGCTGTCTGCGAGCTTCCTACCGTTTTCGGGAGTCGGTTCAAGCATCTGCGCGTCAACGCGGATGTTCACGACAGTTACGTGTCCACCTGCAGCGCTGATCGCGTTCGGATCGAGCGCGTCAAATGAGGTGTTAGAAATCATGTCTGTCAGGCCGCCGAGCGAGCTTCGCACAGCCGGGAATCTGCGCTCAAATCCGTTGATAAGGCCATCAATAATCATCGAGCCAGCAGGCGTGAGCAGACGACGGTCGAGGGACTCAGGTCCCTTCCAGCTCGTGAGCTTATTTGTGAGCCATCCGAGGCTATCCTTGACCTTACCGAACATATTTTTGATGCCGTCAATAAAGCCTTGAATTAGCTGTGATCCAGCGTTCCACAGCACTGATCCAAGATTCCCAAGGGCACCAAGCGCGCGGGAAGGCAGGGAAGCAATCAGGCCAATCACACCGCTGATGCCACCGGAGACAGCGTTCTGCAGCCAGTTCATAGCATCGCGCGCAGTTCCTACAATCGCATTCCATCCACCGTTAAAGATGTTCGTAATAGTCGAAATTACGGTAGAAACAATCGTAGAAATGAACTTGACTGCACTGCCTACAGCAGTTGATATCGCAGTCCAAACGCTTTGCGTCACAAAATAGATCGCGTTCCACACGGTCGAGATAATCCCACCGACGAACTGCACCGCAGTTGCGACAACTCCAGTAAGGATATTCGCGAACGTCGAGAGCACAGCTGTGATCGCGCTAATGATCGGATCAAGAGCGGTTAAAGCGGTGCTCAGAACGGTGGTGATTACCTGCGCAATAAGACTGAGTACATCAACCAGCGGTGTCAGAATCACTGATAGAACGTTCAGCACCACGGATGCGATGTTACCGATAGCAGTAATCAGCGGAGCGAGCGCAGTAAATAGGTGCCCAAGCAGCGTTGCGACAGTAGCGAGAAGATTTCCAAGCGTCGGCAAGATAGGCATCAGCGCAGCTACAACACGCGTAACAAGCGCGGTGACGATAGGCACTAGAGGCATGACTGCCTGCACCACGGCTTGCACCACATCAGCGATACCCTGCAGCAGGGGAGTAAGCGCGGGCAAAATTGCCGTGACAACATCAGCGATTGTCTTAATCAGCACCACCACGGTGGGCATGACGGATACGAGCGCGTCGGTGAGTACTCCGCCGATTTGCTCGGCAATATTTTGCACGAGCAGGCTAATGGTGGGGAGCAGAGGCGCGAGAGTGTTCCCAAGCGTGGTGACAAGATTCGTGATGATGGGAAGAGCAGCACTGATACCCGTAGTGAGTGCTCCTGCAATCTTTGGGAGCATCGGCACGAGTGACTGCATCAGGAAGTGCACGGGCGAAAATGCGCTAGCGAGCTGAGCTGCAGGGCCAATCAGCTGAGTGATGACGGGGACGATCTGGCTGAATGCTTCTTTTATAGGTGCGAGCAGAGGCGCGAGAGCATCGAAAGTGCCTTGCAGGATCGGTCGAAGAGTTTCAAAGACAGAGCCGAGCTTTTCACCGATTCCGTTCGTGAAATCAGGCAATGACGCGGGAAGCATAGCGCGCAGAGCGCCGGTGATCTTGCCTGCGATAGCGGTGAAACGCGCGGCGACTGCATCTGGATCGACACCTGTTGCGTTTCGGATACGGGATTTCACCGCTTCCATGACAGCTGCGACGCGCGTTGGAAGTTCAGAGAGGCGATTTGCGCCTTCAATGATCTTGCCTGCTACGCGCTCACCTACTCCAGACAGCAGTGCTTGAATGCGCGGACCGAGAAACTCTGCGAGCCTGTCAGCGTATGGCTTGATAGCAGAGGTGAGAGCATCGATGCCCTTCGTTGCTTCAAAAAAGACAGTTTTAATGTGTGGGAAGATCGGAGACGCTGCGACTTGACCAAAGCGAGAGACAGCAGCGAGCATGTTAGACCATGCTCCCTTAGTGGTGTCTGCCATGATCTTGCCAGCACCACCAATGTTTTTTTCGATAGCGCTGAGGAAGTGATCGAGGTCTACCTTGCCATCGGTGACCATCTTTCGCAGAGCTTCGGTGCTCACACCGTACTCGTCTGATAGATACTTCCAGATCGGGATGCCCTTATCAGCGAGCTGATTCATCTCCATCGTCGTAACTTTTTGGTTAGTTGCGACTTTCCCGAAGATGCTGCCCATTTCTTCCATGCTCACGCCTGCGATTTGAGCAGTGTCAGCGACGAGGCTCAGATAGCGTGCCATGTCTTTGCCGGGCTTGATCTGCGCTGCCATCGCAGAGGCGGCGGCGGTTGCCGCTGCGTCGAGGCCGTAGGCAGTGCCCTTGACCGATTTCAGCGCGTCTTCTGATACTTGGCTCACCGTCGCTGCATCAGCTCCGAGAGCGCGCAATTTCGCCTGCGCTTCCTCGATCTTCATCGAGCGCGCGATGCCCTTCGTTGCTGCGAGTCCAGCGAACGAAAGTCCGAGAGCACCGACAGTTTTTGTTGCTGTCGAGGTGAGAGTGCCGAGAGCGCCTGTAACGTGGTCGATCCCGCGACGGAATCCGCTAGTATTTGCAAGGATATTGACAACTACTGTTTGCTTACCCATCGCGGGACCTTCCTATGTGCGCTGTTGGTTGATGGCAGAGATGAACTCTCTAAGCTCCAGCAGAGTGAGGTTTTCATACTCGCTCGGCTGCATATGAGCTGCGAGACACACGCGCGCTTTTTGCCGTGCGCGTGTCAGTTCGTAGGGTTTTCGCCTTCGTAGAGTCCTTCAAAATAGGGCTCTGCTTCCTTCATCGAAAGAGCATCGATTTCGTCGAGCGTGAGAGGCTTACCCATGCGACGGGCGACAACGAAAATGATCGCTTGGAAGATGCCGCCGATGGGGGTTGTTTCCTTCTCAATTTGCCGGAATGAGACTCCGGAAATTTCTTCCATGAGTCGGATTTCAGCAATCGTGAAACTATCGAAGTTCATTTTTTCTCATTTCAAATCACGTTTGTGCAGAATCGCTCCCATGCCTTCTTCGAGGGCTGCGAGAGCTTGAAGCTGCCTATCTTCAAGGGCTTTTGTCAAGAACGGGCGCGGCTTGATAGATCGCTTGGGCCATCCGTAATGAATGACGGCTGCGTATTTGACGGGACGGGAGTCAAATCCTGCCCTGATCGTTGCTTTTTGCTTTGCGTAGCCGGAGCGGATCGTGCCGTGAAGCATTCCGCTGTCATACGGGACGAGTTCACGCGCACGAGCTGCGACAAGTTCACCGACCTGATGCATCAGGCCGCGCAGGTTGTCGCTATCCGCTCCGGCTGCTTCCAGAGCACGAAGGGCCTTAGATAGCCCTTCGATCCGATAACCGACGATAGGCATCAGGACGGAAGAGGCCCGGTCTCGTTGAGCTTCCACTCGGTCACGGGAAGCTCAATGTCAAACGTAGACGTTTCGTTGACCTTCGAGGTAAGCGCGGGGGGCTTTTCGATGGTGCACTTACCCGTGATGATCGGCTCATCAGCGGTGGGAGTGGTGTTGCCATGAGGTGCGAACACGAAGGGCACAGTTTCACCGACGTGTTCAAAGAGGAAACGCCAGAGGCTCGTCTTAGCGGTGGATTGGATCGCTGAGAGACTCAGCTTCATCGTGGTTCCACCTGCCTGAATGCTCCCGAAGGTGTCTCCATCGGAGCTATCGGCTGCTGCAAGCTCGGCGCTCGACATGTCGGGCCAAACTTCCTTGCCATTGAGGTTAAATCCGAGTTTCTTACCGCGCAGGCGCGGCGATTCCTTCGGTGCTGTCGTAGATGCTCCCATGATGATGGTTATCCTTTCAGTTGACAATGTTCACGTTGCACGTGATGGAAAGAGCAGGAAAGCTCGTTGTCTGGTTGACGAGAAGGGTAAACGGCGCGGAAACTTCAAGGTTTGTAACTCCCTCGTTGAGCGAGTCAACGACCTGTGAGGCCATTTCGTCGAGCGCTTCGAGAGCCGTCTTGTTATCTCCGGGACGCGTGATGATGAGGATGCGCACACCTACTGTGAGCGCTCCGTATGACGTGCGAGTGATCCACGTTCCGCTATCGGGAGGTACTGCGAGCACACAAGGCGGTGACAGACGATCCGGCTCGTAGTCGTAGATATCAAAACCGGTAGCTTCGCGGATGGTGTTAGCGAGTTCTTCGCGTGCTGATCGGATCGCGTTCATTTATCCAAATCCCAAGGGCACATAAGGGGCCAAGAGTGGGCGCGCGGCTACCATCGGATCACGAGCTAACCGGACTGTAGGGCCGTCTGAGAAGTCGGAAACGATGCCGCCGATAGCGTTCTGCTTCGCATAAAGCTCGGATGCGCATTCGAGCACTGCGCGCTCCCATACGGGACCGGGAATTTTCGAGCGGTACGTTCCTGCGAACGCTTCGACGAGGGCCTGCGCTTCGCTCACGATCTGAGTGAGAGATTCGAGCGTGGTAGAGGCTCCGGCACCCACGTGATGCCGGAGACGCTCTGCCAGTTGCACGTCGCTCATGCGCCGACCTTGAAGGGGATCAGTGCGCTTGGAATCTCCGCTGCGTGTGCAGCGTAGTAGTACACGCTCATATCGCGAGACAGGTTGATGATGTTGTCATCCTGCAGGTGAGCGAGGCCGGAGGTGTACGTGCGCAGAGCTTCGGAGTTAAAGAAGGTGCCGACGAACTTCTTCTCGGTCATCTTAGTGGTTGCCGAGAAATCGGGAACGATCTTCAAGGGACCGATTTCCTCAGTCAGTGCAGCGGTGTTCAGTGATCCTACAGCGTTCATGCCGCTGCCAGTGACAGTGAGCAGAGGACGGTTAGAGGTGTCAGTGAGCGAGCCGAGAGCGAGGAACGTTGCGCGGTCCACAATGAGGCCATCGAGCGACAGAGACAGCTCCTGATACGCGTGCGAAGCATCGACGATCATTGCGAGCAGGTCTGCCCACTTGATTTCGGTTGCTGCCTTCTTGATCGCGATTGCCGTTGCCGTTGACGCTGCAACTGTCTTGTCATAGAAGGTATGGAAGCTGTCAGCGGCTGCGCGGCCTGCGTCGATTGCCATCGCCTTCAGGTGCAGTGCGACCATCGGAGAGGTCGAGCGCTGGATTTCTTGGAAGCTCAGCGTCGCTGCACCGCCGAAAGTCTCGATAGTAGCGGTGCGAGTCTTGACAGACACCTTACCGCGATGAAGGTCAGTGCCTTCGGTTTCCTGCTTGCCTACCTGCACAGTGTTGGTATCCAGCTCTGCGAACTCGACACTCATGCCGGTAGCGGGAAGCGCGCCTGTAGCGAACAGCTTCGCGATGGGATTCGCGTTGTCGATGATGCGAGTCAGATCGCGGATGAATACGGGAGTTTCGGTGCGCTTATCGTCACCTGACACACCACCGTCGTAGTTGCGCGCCATGAACGGTGACAGCGCTGCGCGCGTCGCTTCGTCTCCGGTTGCAAGAGCCTTCAGGAAGTCTCCAGCGCTGCGAGTGTCAGCGACGGGAGCTGCAGGCTCAGGGGTATTAATCAGATTCACAGCGCGCGTGAGGTGATCCACGTCTGCGCGCAGCGCGTCAATGTCAACGGTCGATTGGGTCATTGGGTTGGTTCCTTCCTGAGAGCGCACTTCCGTGATGGAAGCGTCTTTATAAGCGGGATTGAGGACAACAGAGAATTCGACGGCTCGTGCGCGCGTGATAGTTGCAATGGGTTCACCGTCTAGCATTTCTTCGCGCACGTCGATAGGTTCAAATCCGATGCTCATCGAGCGCAGCACTCCATCGCGCAGCAGCGTGTAGACCTCGTCACCGCGCGGGGTATTTGAAATGCGCGCGTCGATTTCAAGGCCAGCATCAGTTGAGCGGGTCGCAATGATCGTTCCGATAGGTTCACGGTGCTGATAGACGAGGACAGCGCCTGTAGCGTCTACGCTGTCAGGTGCGAAGCGCTCTCGGTATCCCCATCCTGTGTCATACACGCTGTTCCACGGCACGCCGATAGCGGTGAACGTGCGCGATTCTGCTTCGTTTTCGG